CTTCTTCGTATGTGTGCTGCCGGTCTTCTTGGCTGGCCAATACTGGCACCTGTGATTGACCAGTTGACTTAGGACCATCTAGGCCACCTGAATTCATCCGCAAATATGGATCATTTTTGCCACCTGTTACAGTGTCAGTGGGCCAGTCTGGATTGTTTTCGTCCAGAGCTTCATGCACATCTGCGCATGGTTCTTCGCTTTGGCCCATTTCCTGTCCCATGCCTTCACCGCCGCCTAGTCCTGCGTTCTTCAGCAGGCCAGCCAGTTTGAGTGCATCTTCATCTGTAGCAGTAATGGTCAAGCTCTTGCCGCCTTCTGTTGAGTCGCTCATGTTCACGCTCATGGATTCAGCAATCATCTTTTCCAGTTCACGATTCATTGAATCGTAAATGCCTTTTCCATAGCTAAAGCCGCTTGATGCTGTTGGGGTGTCTGTGCCGCCTTGCTCTTTGACTTTTTTAGGCTTGTCTTCTTTGCTGTCTTTCTTTTCGTCGTACTCAATGTCCTTGGCAACTTTCTTGCCGACTTTTTCAGCCTTGGCATCTTCTGAGCCACGCTTTTTACCATGGATGTGATCTTTCTTCTTTTCGTCGTACTCAATGTCCTTGGTAACTTTTTTACCGGCTCGTTCAGCATGGGTATCACGTTTGCGTGTGGACTCTTCGCCCATGGCCATTTCTTCAGAGTCATCTTCTTGATTCTGCATGTAGTCATCCACAGCAGTCATCATGCTTTCGATCTTGGCCAACTTGGATTGCACCCATTCTGGCAAGTTGTCGTTGTCGCCTAGGATCTTTTCCAAGGCCTGTGCATGACGTACCACAGTCTTGATGCTGTCTTTGGCCATGTCACCTTCTTGATCATACTCACCTTTTTCTGCTGGATCAAAGTCGTTTTCTTTGGTCATTAGCTTAGAACGACCTGATGGTCCTTTGGCACCCATTTTGCTGCCTGTGCCGGCTGGTCTACCACGTCCACGCTTTTCACCGCTTTGTGCTACTTCGTCGTCAGCACCAACACTGATACCAGACGGGTCAACTCTGCGAGTTACTATGCGACCAGAATATTTTGGATCTGTAGTGTCATGCTTGATGTCATGTTTGCGGCCATGCTCAACAGATCCTCTTGGTGGTGTATCTTTACGAGGTTTTTTCCATGATGTAAACGGATTATTATCGTCATCTTCGCCCATGTCAGCACCTTTGCGCAACGCAGCAAGATCAGGACCATCAATTCTTTTTGGGTTGCCGCCCAATGCAGCCATTTTCTTTTGCTTGGGACTCAATGCACTGCGCATGGCTTCAGCGGCCACGTCGCCCAGCATCTCGTCAACTTCTTTTTTGGCACCTGCAATCTTGTCAGCAAAGGTCTTTTTCAAATCGTTAGGACCGTCGTTGTCATAGGCAAATTTAGGTACCATTTTGCCGTCAGGACCTTTGACCATGGGCAACCCTTCTTCCATTCGGTTACCGTGATTTGGGCCGCCAAAAACTCTTGTTGGGTTCTTGTCATTTGCTCGAATACCTTCTCTGCCTACTATAGAATTGGCACGATCTCTTGCGGCATAGGTTTTATCTGGATTATCAAGTTCGCTACCACTATAACCTGTGGCAGCATCATCAATACCGCGTTGAGCTCTTTGACCCACTTTTCGCACAGCGGCAAGGCCGGCAGGTGTGTCACCAACTTCGTCCATGGGATGAATGTCTCTAAGTTTATCTTGCAAGGCTCTCATGCCTTCAGCACTGGTAGGGCTTTGTGTGCGTTCTTTTTCCAGGTCTCTCATGGTTATGGGATCATTCTTGCGTTGAACAGCAGGAATTTGACTCTTGTCTGGGCCGCCTTGATAGATGCCTTCGTCTACTTCTGTGTTGTCATACTTGTTGTACTTTTTGCGAATAGCATCCATCTCTTTTTCACTGGCACCATTTTTGGCTGCTTGAGATAATACTGGCATACCGTCTCCGTACTTCTCCCAACCTTTGGCAGCACGGCTCATGTCGCGTTCGTTCAACTGGCCATGTGTTTTGCTAGGTGTCTCACGAATTTCGTCCAGCTTTTTGTTTAAGTCGTAAAAAAATGTCATTTCAATTATCCTCGAGGTTGTGCGCCGGTAGCGGGCTTAGGTTGACGCTTGATATTGGTCATAGGGCTTGTGTTGCCCTGGGGAAGTTGGTTAGTGGTCTTAGCAGGAGGTGTTTTACCACCAGCCACTGTGAAATCACTGCGGTAAGCATTTTTCAACACAGCATGATCGTACGGACCAGTTGAGTAGTCTTTTTTCAGTGCTCGTTGTTCAGCATCCGGTGCTGGATAATCTGTGTCGGCCAACAGGTCTTTGTTTTCTGTTTCAACTCGATCTGCTTCGTCAACAAGTCCATCTACATATGGCTGTGTTTGCATCACAATAAGATTGGGGTTGCCGCCAAGCATTTGAAACAACTGTTTGATCTGTGGTTCAATTGCAGGATACTTGAAACTCACATCAAACATTGTCACAGCATCATTCTGATTGTTCGGAAAGTCTGTAAGGATCTTTTGTATGGGAGTGGTCTTGGCATCGCCCAATTTGGCTGGATCAAATTGATCCAGTTTTGATTTGAGTTGACGCACAAGATCGTCTGGAATGCGACCGCACATTTTGATACGATAATCGTATGTACGTTCACTTTCTGCTAGATATTTGGCAAATGGTTTCATGTCAGGTTCCTGTGATATATTTATTCTTTTTGAGCATTTTGATTCTTGCCCAGAATTCTTTCCAGCAATTCATTGCGGCTAAGCACATGACCTTGGCCTTGCTGTGCGGCTGCGCCTTCGGGGTCTTTGTCTGCTTGTTGTTGATCCAATCGCATCTTTTTCATCTGCAAGTCAATCATCTTGAGTTTTTTGTCCAGCTTGGCTGTTTTGGCTGTGATTGCATGGCCTAGCATGTTGCTGGCTACTGAAAAAATCTCGCTGGCAAATCTTGAGTCAACTTGCATGCCAAGGTCCATTAGATCTCGGTAGCTGCCTGTGGCCAGGCCAGCAAGTTCATCCATTTCTGTATCAGTAGATTCCAAGCCGCGCACAGCAGGCAAGGCAGCATCTATCTTGTCGATAGCGGCATCTAAGTTTTGGATTATGGAACGATTTTCTGCTATTGAAGGAACAGCAGTTTCCACTTCTTCGGTGGTAGGGGGTAAATCAAAAAGTTCTTCTAAACGTTTGGTCATGCCATATTTAGTGGCTATGCTTTTCCGTTCTTAAACATATCGTCTTCAGTTATGACTCTAAAAGTCAATCCCTGTTTTCTGCACCATTTGACCGCAGCGTCCCATTTGGCCATATTCACAGCTACCACAGCACGGTCTCTGGGCTTTTGGCCTTCTGTTATGGCGCTTTGACCTTTGGGTTTGATCTCAATCAGCTCTGCTCGAAGTGTGTTGTCGCGAGTTTTGTAAGTGATCAAAAAATCTGGCACATAGGTGGTCATTTTGCCAGTCAAGGGATGAAGGTACGGTATGCGAACACTTTCACTTGCCCATTGCATGATATTGTCATTGGTGTCGCAAAAACGCATGAACGAGTGTTCCCATCCTGATCTATATCTAGGGGTTCCTTGCCCTACATATTTTTTAGGATTAATGACTTGATAAGCGCCTTGTGCCCACTTGCTCATTGCAACACTGTTCTAGCAGCATAATAGTTGGGTACTGGCTGTGCATTCACGCCCAGCAGTGTGGCTCTGCTACGAATGCTGTTTAGATAGTAAGCCATGTTGAGAGTCAAAGTCATTGAGTCTACGCCTTGAAAACTGTCCAACAACGTCAGTGCAGGAATGTTGGTTTGCTCTGCTACCTGAAACAAACTCACTGTAAAGTTACCTGCTACCCTGGCATCGCCCATTTGTTGTTTGAAATAACTCAACACAATGTCATACTCGGCAGCAGGCACATTGGCATCATACTTGTAGAACTTGTCAAAAATTCTTACAGTTTGATCAATATTTTGATTGGGGTTATTAATTGAGCCAGTGTACATTTGTTAATCTCAAGGATAAAATTGTGAGCCAGGTAAACCAGCTCTGGTGGCTTGAGCATTAGGAAACACCCACCCATCAGCTTTGTTGATTACTGATCTAACAGCACCTGCACCTTGTTGGCTGATAACCTGTTTGCCCAGCGATACAGCTTCACTCTGAACAATTGATTTCAAATTTTTACCTTTGAATGTGTTGTAAGTGGCACCAGCTTTTTGTGCAGCACCAATAAGACCGGCAACTGACCCAGATTCTAAATCTGCCATGATACCTTCTCCAGTAGATAGCAAACCGCCTTGACCAAAGATAGTGGCAGTAGATCCAGGGCGAGCCAACGGGCTTGGCGTGGTGTCATAATGAGCAGTGTCGGGCCATGATATGTTTTTGTCTGGTTTACCAAGACCACCATTGAGATATTTCACAGTTTCATAACGTATGGTCATGGTGTGTTGCATGGTACCGCTGCCTTGTGAGTAATCGTAGGTGTCGTGGTTCCATGCAGTAATCAACGGATTGATCAAAATATATCTAGCATACTTGTGTTGGTCAAATCCAATGATTTGTATGTCTTTGAAAAATGGTGGCTTACCTGATGCAGTGCTGGTACCATCCATAAAGTTTTCACCAATAAATCCCCAATCACTAACACTACCTATTCGATTTTGTGCGTAGATGTCTCTGTTGTTGTAACTGAATCCATTTTGTTTGGTAGCATTTTCGCCAGGTGTGCCATAAGAAGTGGGTGCATTGCTGATGTATTGCTGTGCTGGATCTTTGTAGTAGTAAGAATAGTACTGATACCACATTTCGCGAATGTTGTCACCACCGTCATCATGGAACGTGATGTTTACAGGTTCGTAGTTGATTTTTGTTTGCACAAGGCGTTTGCGATTGTACTGATTTAATGTAGCAACGTCAATGTTGTATTTGGGCAAGTCAACAGTTTTTACCGCCAAGCTCAACGTTGAAATTTGTGTTGGACCAAATACTTTAGAATTTTTTAGTGCTTGTATTTCTTCCACGTTCAGGGTAAACTGAACATGGAATAAAAATTTAAATCTGGGTTTTAGTTCGTAGGCATTGGTGCGAAAAGTTTTACTTGCGTGAGTGTAATCACGCAAGCTATTTGTCGCAGTAAAACCTTTAAGAAAGTCTTGGCCGAAGCTAGACATTAATTATGCCTTAGGGTGTTGAGCCGATACCTGTAACAACATCGTTTACAGTGCGACCAATAATACCGCCAATACCGCCACCACCTTGATTGCCTTGATTGGCGTTGTCATAAGAAATGTTCATGGTGATTGACACTGCTTCGTTGGTACCATAAGCCACTGGACCATAGTCAGCACTCACAATGTAACAACCATACAGTTCCCATGACTCAAGTACCACCGGCTCGTTGGCACCGTTGCCACCGTCGAGCATTTCTAACTTGGTCAAAAATTTGTAATCAATACCGGATGCAGCTGAACTCATCTCCAAGAAGTCCATTTGTTTTTGTATTTGTTGGCCAATTAACTTTGACACATTTCCTGATGCGTCATCGCGAATCTCAACAGCAACATCTGCCCAACTGTGACGACCGGCCAACTTCAATGTTGAGTTATAAATTGGTAATGTGATTGGTTCAAAACTCAAGTTAGGGCGAGCAAAGCTCACTACCTGCTTGGTTAACTCTGTTGTTGGCGCGCCATTTGCGCCTAAATTTTCAAACATCACTCTAAAGCGATATCTAAGTTTTGGCATTAACAGACCTTGGGTGCTTGAGCTTTGATCGCTTGCAAGCGGTACTGTCATTTTATTTAATGATGAACTTGGCATTGTATGTATCTCCTATATTGTTATTTACCTGGATTGGAGGCGGTTTAATCCGCCCCCCAATTTGGTTTAGCCTCCAGCGATTTCACCAGTATTCTTGATGCGCAATGGAATGTAAATAAATTCCACAGCCTTCACCGGTTCAATAGCAATATCAACCCACAGTTCGTTGTTGTCAATGCGGAATGGAGTGTTATTGCTCAAGTCGCAAACAACCAAGTAGTCATAGATAGCACGTTTGGCAATCAAATCAACCATCAAGCTGTTGCAGGTGTTGGTGATTTCATTGCGTGTGATCTGATCGTTAGGTTCAAACAGATACAACTTACCAATTTCTTCTAGTCGTCCACGCAAGAATGCAACCAAGCGTGCAACGTTGATACGATCCAGTGCTGTGGTAGTTGTGGTAGATGTTTTGTTACCAAAGTTGGTAATACCCACACCTGGAATGAATGTAATTGGGTTAACATTCAATTTGTACAGTACATCACGCAGGCCTTGGTTCACACCAATTGGTTGGAACTCACCTGTAGCACCGTCAATGTAACCAATTTGTGTGGCATTGTCTACCACACCACGGCGTGTACCGGCTGGTGCTAACCATGGATAACTCACTTCGTCACTGCGGATGATTGTTCTAACCATCATGTGACTTGGTGCTGTTACCACAGTATTACCACTCAAGTCTACAGTTGTACAGCTTGGATAGAATGTAGCAGCATAGTTACTGGTGCTAGATTGACCGTCACCAGCCACTGTGCCCAAGCCATTATTGTTTGTAGCCCAAGTTGTGATATCAGTGCCTGTGGCTGGCAAACGCATTGGAGTGTCACCTACCACAAACAATGTGTTGTTGCGCTCATTGCTGAGTGCAATCATGTTGGGGATCAACTCTGGATAGCCCGGTGTTGCAATCAGTGTGTACAGTGCAGTGTCTTCTCTAGCACCTTGGCTGGTGTCTATCCCTGACTTCAGTGCTTCCACAACCATCTGCCGTTGTGCCAAGCGACCAGCAAACATGCTGCCGTCTTGCTTGTTGCCCGATGCTGTGAGCCAGGTACTGGTTACAGCAGGTAGCGTGTCATCAGGGTAAGAAGTAGCATTAAAATAATCGCTTTGATAGCTCTTGACATTGTAACCTGAACGGCGTGTGTTGAACAACAACATACCTTGTGGATATAGTGCAGGATCAGGAGCATCTAAATCCAAGTAATTGCTGGTCAGCAAACTCACAATGGTCGGAATTGGATCTGCCACAGGATCTGTGGTGCCATTTGGTGCCCAACGAGCATCAGCAAACAACACGCCATTTTGTGTGACCTGATCTGTGGTGTTAACAGACACCCACTGATCCACTCCACTCACAGCTTCCCAACGATACAACTTGGGATAGTTTTCCAAGTCGCTGGTGTCAATCCATAAATCTCCATACTCCAATGCACTTTGAGCCACATTATTTTGTGTTGTGGGTGCTGTGGCAGCGCAAATTGGACCTGATGCATTGGTTGCGCTGAGGTCATATCCACGCACATCATTAGAAACGTTTTGATAACCCAACCAAGCACCATTGTTCTGAATCATAATATCAACTTGTGTAGCAGTTGAATAATACCACAGTCTGCCATCAGCAGGATCCTGGTAAGGTGCTGTGGCACTGGAGGTGTACTCAAACTCAGGTGCTGTAGCAAAATTACTCAAAATCAACGTGGTTGGTATGGCTACTGCTGGACGGCAAAGATCAGTGCTATTGGCAAATCCAGCAGTAGTAATAGGAGTACCTTGTCCAGCAACTGGAGCCAGGGACATTATACCACCTTGACTGTGGGTAAACACAATGTTTCCTGCACTGTTTACACTTGCTGAAACATACTGCACGTTGGCTGCGCTAACGTCGGTAATAAAACTAGCAATACTAGTTCCAGTTAGTGTTACTGTGGCAGTATTGGGAGTTGTTGATCCTGGAACGGTACCTTGTAATACAAACTGATTTCCAGCAGTAAACAAACTGTCACCATTTGCTCCAGGAGTGGTGGTTCCTGTAACTATGGTTTGACCAAATACAACCTGCTCATAAATTTCAAATCCAAACGACCCAAGTGGTTCTGTTTCACCGGCATTGGCGTTGGCTTGTGCCCATGTTGTTCCAACTGGGATATTTTTGCCACCACCAACAGGATCTAATGTATAAATTGCATTAGCACCTGTGGTGAATATAGGACAACTTTGTAGTACCCATTCTCCCAATGCAGCACTGTATTTTTTTAATTGCAGTGCAACACCATTGTTTGCTGCGCTGATGTTGTTCCATACAGACCCTGTTGGTCTTGGGGATGTGTCTGTGGTTCTCCAACGTGGTGCTTGATAGCTGTATCCAACAAAAAAGATTGGAGCCAAGTATTCAATTGCTGAAATACCAAGAGCAGTACACAATGCAGTGCCACTGGCATTGGGAATAATGCTGACAATACCACCAAGGGCAGTACTGCCGTCATTGGTTGCGTTGTCATCTGCGTAGATAGTAAATGTACCGCTAACTGCGGCTGCGGTTACACCAGGAATGGCTGCTGCATTTACCGCAGCCACAAATCCTGCCAAGTTGTTGTTAGGAGCTGCAGGAACAGCAACTGACGTGCCGTTGATGAAAATGCTTTGTGCTGCTGTGAGTGTGGGATTGGTTACATTGCCTTGAATTGTGGGCCAAGATGTTTGCCAATCTTCGGATCCAACTGCTACCCAAGTATTACTGGCATTTTTATACCAACCAACGTTGCGTAGATCATAGCTGTTGTTAGCACCATATGCTACCACGGCGTAATCACCAATGCTGCCTATGGTAGAAACAGGAGTATAAATGTCAAAACCAGTTATGCCGCTGACAGATGCTGTGACATCAGCTGCATCAGTAATTACCAATGGGGTAATCACAGTAAATTCACCAGTGCTTTGATTCCACTCTTGAATTCCCCACACAGATGTGGAAGTATCCAACCAATATGCCCCATCCGCTGGCGTGCCGGTTGGGCGGGTCAAGCTGGCTGTGAGTTCGGTTAAATCCACATCCACACGCTGAACATAAGCGCGGTTTGAAATGCCCAATGAACTGTAAGCAGCCAACAAGCCGTATTCGTTGAGTTCGTAACCATTGATAGGTGTACCAGTGGTTGTGTTATAGAAGAATGGCACGCCAAAAGTGGCAGTTAAATCACGCTGACTGGTGATTAAATATGTTTTGTTAGCGTTAGCCGCTGTGGTACCAGCTGCTATCCCAACGCCAGTGCCAGAAACTTTGTTCTGCGCTGTGGCAATCAAGAAGTATGGTACTGTGTTGACTGCTGATGGAATATATTGACTTTCGTCAATTACTGTTACTTGTACGCCGGGTGATATGAGAGCCATGGTTGAATCCTTTTCAAGTTCTAATATTTATAGAGACCTTGAAAAAAACAGCCGTTTTGAATACCTTTGCCCAAGGTCCATGCCGCTAAATACCGTATGAGACCCATTTGTCAAGCCTGTCACCAACGCCCTTGTGCTGTGAACTACAAACGTGATGACATCACACACTATCGATCAAGATGCGAGACTTGTGCTAGAAAGGGGCGGGGGCTCAAGCCCAGAGAGCCACGATGGAAATCAGCTGGCTATAAGAAAAAAATGAGTTGCGATCGCTGTGGATTTCGAGCCAAATACGCTGGCCAGATCTTTGTGTATCATGTGGATGGCAACTTGAACAATGCCACGCTCAAGAATCTCAAATCAGTTTGTAGAAACTGCGAAGTAGAACTGTCTAAGAGCGATCTTGCGTGGCGACAGGGCGATCTTGAACCTGACTCGTAGCTAACAATTTTACCTGCTGATACAAGTCGTCTAAAGTGCCATTGTTATCTAGCACAGCGTCAAACTCAGTTCCTACCCAGGCAGTTTCTGACGCATGAATCCCTAGTTTTTCTAGTTTTCTATGACTCAGTGCCCATGTTGAATTGCCGTTGGCGCCACGATTAACACTCACAGCTGAGTTATACCATGTAGGCTCGGAACCGCGCACCACACGGATCACACGCCCTCCAGCATTCTTAATGGCCAAAATTTCATTGGGAAAACGGCAATCTGAAATCACAACATCATCTTGACTGTGTCGTAGTTTGTTTTCCAAGCTGGCAATCCAGATGTCATCATGAAAACCGGCTCTGCATACTTCTGTACCCCAGTATTGCAAAATCCAACGCGGTGTTAGTGTGGGCATGCCCAGGCGTTCTGCCCACCATGGATCCACACGTTCACGCCATTCACGAGCTTGTTTTGTGCGCCCTTCCAGCATGGTTCTATCCCAACCAAACACCTGTGCCACAGCATCTTTAAGTGTGGAGGCAAAACTTTCTCTGCGAAAGTGATGCAAGTTTACAAGGTAGTCAGCGATAGTGTCTTTGCCAGACCCAATGAATCCACAGATGCCAATGATCATTTTAACTCCCGAACGTTGAGGTATTTAAGTGTATTTTGTAGCATACCAATTTGTCTGCGGCAGTCTTCTAGTGCATGGTGTGTGGTAGGAGGCATGGGTTGTTCGGGCCATAACGAGAACACTGTGCGGCTGTCACGTACCATGTAGTACTGCCAGGGCAAGGGTTTGTTATAGCTCTTGTAGGCATGCTCCAGGATGTTCATGTCGTATGTTGGACCTTGCGCCCAGATTCGCTTGGCATGCCAAATTAGCCGGCCCAATCCATCAAGAGCCTCATCTAAAGGTACACGGTCTTCTTCAGCAAATGCTTCGTCACGCACCACAGCAGGTTGTGTGGCCCACCAGTCTATGGTGCCTTGCTGTATGCTACGAGTTTCTTGGCTTTCTAATGTAACTCTTGTGTAAAATGATTGTTCGTAATAGCCCACGCCAAACGGATCAAAAGCCTGGGCGGCAATGGTAAGAATAGTAGTGTCGGGGCCTGTTCCCAGGCCTTCAAGATCAATCATTAAGTCCATGCTACATTATAGCAGGAGTTTATGTTTGTGTCAATTAGCCAATTATCCAATAACCCAAGTTAAGGGCTGACTGCCATCTACATACATTTTAAGTTGCTCAAGTAACCCATCCATTTGGGTTTGAGCTTCGGCTTTCATGGCAGCTCCATTTAGAGTACCACCGCCCTGCGGGCCAGCGATAGTGCCAAACTTTTCACGTGCTTCGCCAATGATCATTTTACAGTTGGCCACCATGTAGTCTTTTATCCATTGTTGAATTTGATAGTCACTCAGCAAGTTGATTTCAGGTTTTAGATTGTAAGTCCAAATTAACACAGCTTCACCGGTGTTTTTAGGATCACGCATGAGTTGTAATTTTTTAGTAACCTGATTGAATGTGTAATTGAAAAAACCGCCAAACATCTTGGCAGCCAACTCAACGTATTGACTGTAAAAGTCATAGGTAGCAAGGCCGCCTGCTACGTTGAAGTTCATCAAGTAAACATTTAATGATGCTTGTGCAAACGGATCAAAATTTGACGCAAACGGACCAGTGGCATCACCAAAAGTTCTGCGAAAGCACTGGCGCACACTCACAACTTCTTGGGGTAGTGTGTAGATGTTTTCGTCTTTGACTAGTGTGAAAAAACTATAACTTTCTTCATAAGCATTGTCGGCTCGTTGACGGTAAGTGCCAATTGTTTTGGCATACGCGGCTTCGTAGTGTGCTGGATCTAATTCCAAATCAATAATTTGACTGCCCAGCTGAAGCTGTACATATTCAATGAGATTTTGTTTGAG